CCAACTTTTTTGGTGCTGCCTTTAGTGCGAACACCAGGATAAGCACTCATAATATTATCAGTAGGATCACCACGCATACATTTTTCAAACAGCACAAACTTAGGATCATCTACAACTTTAGATTTTTTAGTTTTATTGTCAATAACTTCTTTACCATTATCATCAAAATATCCATTAAGTGTAATATGTTGATTGGTCAAGCCGTTGTAAATGGTGCATTTATCAGATAACAACTGATAAAAGTCGCTGTCATTACTTAAAATAACATGTTCATCTTGCGGATGCAGCGCAACCCAACGTGCAATAATATCATCTGCCTCTGCACGTGAAACCTTTATAACGCTGCAATTTGTTTTACTATCTACCCATTTTGTAAAGTCTTCATAAGCAGACCAAAATTCGGCATCTTCTTCTGACTCACGTTGTGTCATTTTAGATTTAATATCAGCACGATTTGCTTTATAAGCACTTTGGGCATCTTTGCGCCAACTACGACTTTCTAGTGCAAATATTACATGATCAGGACGATGCAGTCGATTGACCTTTTGTATTACACTAAACATAATATGTAGCGCAAGACCAATTTTCTGCCATGTATCAGTTCCACGATGCGTGGAATGACGTGCACGTGCAAATAAGTTAGCAGTATCTACAAGCAGATATTTCATAATAACACCAATATAATATACGGAGTTTAATTTGTCAAGGGTTATTTTACTTCTGTTCTGCCATCGCCTAGATTGGTTCTAGTGACATAACGAGTATTATCTAGGTTTGGTGGATTTTGCTCATTTGTGCGCAAAATATTACGTGCTACATCATTTAACCATGTATCAACCAAATCTTCGGGACTTGAGCCACGATATCCATTTGAACGCAACATTTCAATAAACTCTGCATTCCAATCTAATTCCATACTACCCATGCTTGGGTTTTGTGGATCGAAATCAAATCCAAGCACAGTAATGCGTGGTTCTTCTTTTTTTGGTTTTTCTTTTTTAACTCTTGGTTTGCGAGTTTTTGTTGGTTTTGGTTCACTGCTAGTTTCAGTAACGGCTGGTGGTGCGCTTTCTTCAATTACAGTAGAGGCGTCAGCGGTTTTATTAATTTCAGTTTTATTTGATTTACCAAATAGTTTGTCAAGTAATCTCATTTATCACCTTATTAATTTGGTACACGGTAACAGCGGCGTTGAGTTCCAAGAAAATTTCCAAAACGATCAAAAATTTCTTCACGACGACATTCGGTGTGGTAATAATTTTCATCATCATAACGTGGTTGATTTGCAATAGCACCACCAACCATACCACCGATTATAAGACCACCAATAAGTGGCGCAACCCAATTACCGCCACCACGATTTTCATAATGTCCATAACCAGGACGTGGACCTTCGTAACGACGATCACGCCACTGTGCGTTTGCTGTCGTTGCAGAAAGTAAGGTGACGCTTGCAAGTAGGATTGCTAAAGTCTTGCGCATAGTGGTTCTCCAATTAACTATAACCAATATAACATATTTATCGGGCTTGTCAAGGGTTAATTTAAGTATGGGCGATATTTTGCCTCAAAATCTTCAATATATCTTTTAGCACTTGATTTTAGGACAATTTTCTCATCTTCCATGCCTTCGGGAACTTCTGTGCCTAGATACTCGTATAATTCATGCGCCTTTACGTATTTTTTACCATTTTGTACTTCTTGCTGTATGTATTTTAATATAAAATACTCAACTTCTTCATCAGTCAAATCTAGTTCTTCTTGGTTATTCATTTGCGACCTGCAATAATGTTAAGTAAATTTTCCATGCTTCTTCTAAAGATGGATTTTGTTTACGAAGTGATTTTTGTTTTGAATAAGGAATGTTAAAAAATAAATTATCGTTACTATCAGGTAGTGCGTTATCAACCCATGTTAATAGATTTTGATTGCGAGCATTAGCAAAATTTCGCCAACCTGCACTATCCTGTGGGATAGTTCGTCCTGTATCATACTCAAAATCATAGTCGTATTGAGTGGTGCTCACCTATTACTTATCACATATTGAACTATGACTTCACTTAATCGTTCACCAAAATTTTCACCCTCGTTGATAACATGCAGTTCATGCATAAAACGATCTTTGCGCTCATCCCAGCGTTGAAACTCTACAATATATCCACCATTGGCAACATGCAATTTCATATTGATACCATTAGCATCAATTGTGTTTTCTTTAATTTTTTTAATATTAGAAAGATTTACCACGCTTTCTTCGTTTGCTGTATCCCAAGCCTTTTTTGCTTGTTTAAGAAACCATCGATCAAACCACTTCATACTTCTAAGCCATCCTTTGGAAAAAACTTTAACTTCATAGCAGCATAAGTTGCCGCTTCTTCATTTTTAAAAATTATTTGAACTTTGTCTAAACCACAAGTTGAAAAAAAGAAATCTTCGTTATATTTGTAACCCGCTTCACCTAACGCATTACTAATAATACAAGCAGCCTCTACGTCACGATAATTTGCATTTAGCGCACCACCTTCTACATAATCACCTGGCCCAAATGAATAACCATTTGATACAGATCGCTGTGTAAGTGACGAACTTGGAAAATCAAGTATCAAGGGTTTTTTTGACATTCATACGCCAACATAAAAAAACTTACATGTTCTTCGTTTGTGAACATAACTGGTAATTCTTTGCCATTATCAAGTTGAAGAAATACATAATCTTGACCATTTCGCAATCCATGATGATTAAAAATTTTTTTTAATTGTTGCATCGCTATGTTTCGTTTATTCCACAGCCCATATCTAGACGTATTGTTTAATTTTGCAATTGGAAATCTTGCTATATTATTTTCATTTTTATTATAAAATGGAACATCAATATTTGACACTGGCAAGATTCCATTAATTAGTGAGCGTTTCCGATTGGTTTTTCATCAAATAGTCTTGCATCTGTATCCCAGTTATTTGGGATTTTTTCGCCACGCCGAACTCGGTCATACTGCGAGTAAGCGTGAGAGTTACGCTTGTAAAGGTCGGCTTCGTTAAACACAAAGCCATATTCCACACAAAAAACCTTGAAATTATCAAGGTCGTTAAAAACACGATTTACATTATGGTTCTTAATCATTTTCATTTCCGTTATATTAGAGTTACATAATATGGACTTGCCAGTGCCATAATTACCAATATACAGCAAACTTATGGTTTGTCAACTGCTTTTTTATTTTTATTTTCCAATAACTTATTATAATAGTCAATAGCCGCTTGAAGTTTAGGAATATCGTCCTGTTGCACAAGCACATCATCCCAGACCAAATCTGACCCAAAAATATACTTAAGTGCAGCCCAAACTCGCTTGTAAAATGGAGTATGATTTACAGCCTGAATATTAACAATAAAGTCTGGTTTATAAGGCATCTCGTTGCCCCAATCATAAACCTGAACAATAATAGTATGTTCAGTACTTTGACATTCGCAAGAAAGAAATACTTTTAAATCATTATCTTGCTTTACTAGCATATCTTCAATATTGGTCATTATTTTGCTTTTGCTGGTAGCAGATACTCATATGTAATCAAACCACTATTGACGGTAATTTTAGCAACACCATCATCACTAAATTGCATAGTTTTATCGCCTTGAAGATTTAATATGCTTATAAACAAACTAACTGGATAAGCCCATTCACGCTTTAAGGTGCCGCTGATACCGCTATCAAATACAAAGTTACCTGCATGCGAAGCAGCATCGCCAAAATAAAACTTAAGATTAGTTCCTTCTGTTTTAACCGTAAACATTTTTTCTTCGCTGTTGGCTTGTGATTGAAACTTTAAACGTTGAATAGCAGCAACAGTTGGTTCTAATGTAATTGCCCAATTTGTTCCACGAAATGTTACAGTTTTGAGTTTCTCGTTAATAACTTCTGTAGTCATAAAACGATAATCATTCTTGAAATCACCATTAGCATTCTCAAAACGAACACCAACTGGTGTTGCTACACCATTACGTGTTTCAATTTTCAAGTCAATTGTTGCATCGCTTGCGTATTCTGGAATATTAATAATTGTATTAAGTTTTGACAAGTTTGGCATACCGAAAATGCCAGAAAATGCTGCATTTACTTCATTAAAACTAGCAGTTAGAATAATGCTGCGATCTTCACTTACGCTTGAAATTTTTGTTTCTTTATCATCGCCACTAATTTTTACAACATCTATACCTGTTGACAAGGTATGCTGAACAATATCTATTAGAAAGTCTTTCATTAAATTTTCCTTTTGATTTATAATAGCAAAAAACTAATCAGTTGTCAATAATTTCGGCCCAAGCACCGCCAACTTTTGCTCTAGGTTCAGAAACATTACCTTTTTGAGCAACGATGTAACTGCTTTTGAGTTCACGAAGATCATAGTTAAGAATAGTATAACCCATAAAAGTTAACCTGTCTATTAAATTTTTGTAATTTACTGTTGTAAAATCATTACTAAGCGACAACTGTTGTGACCAGATTTGATCATCAGGCATAAAATTAAAAATAAATTTTCCGCCATCATATAAAAGTTCAATTACATGACTTGCTATTTGCAAAATATACTCTTCGTTTGCCATAAAAAATTCATTAAAACAATACACTAATCCAAATGATTTAATTGGAAGTGCAGAAAAATCATCATTTTTTATTTCATACTTTCTTAATCTGCGTTCTACATAAAAATTATTATCAATATTTTTTGCTGCTTCATCGCAAACTTCAATAAACCTATCAGCGATGTATAGTGGCTCACTAGCCAAAACATACGGCAAAAATTGGCCGCTGCCAGGAAATATTTCCAATACTGGAACATTATTTTGGATTGTGCCACTTAACAATCCTGATAATATTTGTAGATCAAATTCATTAAATTTATTTTGATTTATAAAATTTAATCTATCATTTACATCATGTAACTTTAATTTATTAGTTAAAGTTTCGGTGCGGTCTCGCAATATTTTAAAATCATCTTGCAAACCTGCTTCAAGTTTATTAATAAGATTGTCAAACAAGTTCTCAACTTCTTTATAATATAAAGAGTAAGCAGCAAAATGTTTTTGGGCTTTTTTAAGACTGTTAATATGATTCTGTTTTTCAATAATATTCATTAGTTGAACTCAAATAATGTTGTAAATGTGTTATTGATATTTGTCCTATTAATTATGTCCCAATCTAAAACGCCTAACAAATTGTCAACCTTTTGGCTTACGATAGTATCTTCCATAATATCGCTATCAAACGGCATTTCTTTAAACCAATTTGGGATACGCATCTCATCTGTTGGATAACCAATACTAGTTAGTCCTAGTGGATTATTTTTGAGTTTGCACACAATAGTTTTCATACCATCTACAATTTCAATACTACGAGTATCGCCATGCATCTTGCGTAATCGATTCCAATTAAGTGCAGCACGAACATGACCTGGCATATTTGCTTGACCTTCACGGCGTTCTAATTCACCATAGTATGTTAGTTTGTTAACACGCTTTGGTGTGCCTTTTTCCCAACTTGGTAGATTCTTAAACTTATACTTGAATTCACGAATTTCATCAACAAGTGTTTCTTGATCAACGCCATCAAGAACTTTTTTCAAAATATCAGACAAGAAATCTTGCACAAGTTTGGGTGTATCACTACGTTTTAGGTCAAGACCCATTGCTTTAACTTTACCAGTTTTACCTTCAACATCAAGACGTTTGCTTTCTAAATCAAAAATAAGCACAGCATACCGTTTCTTGGTAATAAACAGTCCTTTACTTGCAATAAGTTCACGCCCGCCTTTAATAATTTCACCAAGTTCTGGTGTAGTATGAAATGCTTCATACATAAATTTTGGAAACGTAAGGTTTACTTGTTCGCCAATACTATCATATAATTGGATACAAATCTCTTTATTCCATTCCATACGACCAGCCGCAACATCATCCTTGATAATTGGCCAAGCACTAAAATAAACTGAATCCGTATCACCATAGATTATTGATTTGCCAACATGGTCTGCTTCACCAGTAATAAGTTGATTTACAGTAGCATCCATGTGCTTAGCAATTGTTCGACCACATAGAGTAGTGCTTTGCCCAATACGTTGATCAAAGAAACGACAACCTACGTTAAGAATAGCACCGTATAATGAGTTTAAGTTAATCTTTTTAACCAACTGACGCTTGTCCCAAAATGCTATTTCTTTTGGATCAGTTGCATTTTTCTTATTTGCTTGTAGTTCTTTACGCTCACTATACCAACGTTCAAGTAAACTTGGAACTACACCTTGACGTTCAAGATTAAAGATAGTGCCATTTGCACTTAGTGCCCACGGCGCATAATTATCAAATATCATGTCATAAATTTGTGCAGCACTATATACTTCGCTGCTGCCATTTTCCCAATCAATAGTAATTTCTGTGCCAATTTCACGGTTCATTACAGCAGTATATTCTAGTGTAGCAAATAATCCTTCCCATGCTGCTGCAAATGACTTGCCTTCATCTATTCGTTGTTTAAGAAGTGCTTCTGTCATAATAGGACGTAACTGTCCAACAACTGTTTCTGGACCCATGTTTAGCGCACGAATAGTAGATGGATACAGCGAGTTAATATCAATAGCACCAATCCAGTCATGTAGTCCTTTTTTGGGATATGCTACGTAAGCACCTGCAACTTGGCTATTCACTTCTTCATCACGTGATCTACGATTAGGAACAACCATACCACGTCGATGTGCTTCGTTTATGATTGCTTGTTCTGTAACAGCAACTGCACCCATAGTAGTTTGTAACAACACAGTATTATCGTGTGCAATTTCATTTGCCAAATCAAGGAAACGTAATTTTTTATCTAACTTGTTTAACAGTGCAACGTCTTGGCGTGAATACTGAATAAATGTTTCAAAGTCACGATTATATAATTGGTCAAGAGTGCCTTCATAAGCAGTCTTGCGCTCACCAAGTTCATACTCACCGATAGCATCAAGACTATAACTGTGACGTTCTTCGTATGTATATTTGCGATACAGTTCCATATAATCCATATGCACACGGCCAACTAAATCATAAGTAGAACTCATTTTACCATATTTTTCATATTCACGCACTTTGGGAAATTGATCCCACAAACAAAAACGACGAGTGTCGTCTTTGCTTAGAACTTGTGTGACACGATTAATTACATAAGGAATATCAAATCCTTCGCTGTTCCAACCGCTAATAACATCGGCATCAGTAATAAGTTCTATGAATGTAAGCAACATTTCACGTTCGCTGTCAAACATAAATGTATTATCAAAACGACCGCCTATTCGGTTAGCCTCATCCATACTCATTTGTTTTGGTGGTAATGCTAATGTGATAAGGTGATCTAACCAATCAAGATAAACTGTTATTGCGGTTATGCGTGTGAATGGATCATCGGGTGTGCTATACCCCTTTTCAGGATCAAAATCAGTCTCAATATCAAAGAAAGCCGTTTGCAAGTTTGGTGAATCACTACCAAGATAGTTTTCGGCTAAACAACGAAATATAGGATTAATATCACTTTCGTATACACGTTTACCTTTGATTGCACCCAATTCACGGCGTAAATCTTTGTTACTGCGACAACTTACACGACGAACTGGTGTATCAAAAATACTGCGATATGTTCCATTATCATCTTCATAATAAAATACATAATTACAATTGTATTCTTTATAAACACGCTTACCGTCTAAACGTTCAACAACGTGAATACGTTCACGTGTTCTATCATGAATAGCATCAACGTATGACAATCAACACTCCAATTCTTGTTATATTATAATTTATTACTGTGAATCTTGTAAATTATCCGTAGATTGTAGGATGCTTTCAATAATTTCAAGTTCTTCACGTGCCTTGTTAAAATCACGCTTTTGTGCAATTTTGATAGCCTTCTTAATAAGTGAAGGTTTTACTTGCATTTCTTCTGCAACTGCTGCAATAGTATCATTTAGACCACCACGCAGTGTATCAATTTCAGTATTAACGCTAATGCTTTCGGTGATAAGTTGTTTTAGTTTGCTTGCTTCTTCTTTATTAAAATTACGTGCCATTTTCTTCTCCTTGCTTGTAAAGTTCTAATAGGGTTTGGTATTGCTCATAAGCATCCTTAAGCGTAGGATACTTTTCGGTAAAGTATGGATCATCTGCGATAATCATCATCTTATCTGCGATCATCATAACAGTTTTATATAATTTATCAAGATTTATTTCATTATGATTTGTTCTAATTATTGCATCGGTATTATCAGGTGGCGTAATCTGCACTTCTTTACCTGTAATGGTTAATGAAGGCGATGGTTGAACATTCCAACCAGAGGTAGTTAATACAGAACCACTACCGCTACCGCCGCCACCAACTGTATTGATTGTATATGTTGTAGTTGAACCTGTTGCACCAATTGCTGGTACGTATGTAGTTTTAGACGGACTTTGGACGATGTTGACGGTCATGCTTCAATTTAGCAGCAAAAGCATCAG